GTACTACTTCAGGGCCTTCTGCGGTATGTTTTTTAAGCTCATTAAACAAACTAGTATAGTCTTGTAACAGTTTATCTTGTATTTCCAACAAGGCTAGATTAAGTAACCTAGCCTGTTGAATAGTCAGTTTAACTTCTCGTTGGTTACCCAATTCTGCGGCTCTTAAGGCTTGTCCAAATTGGGTTATAGGAGTTGTATTAATCTGATTTTGCATTAGATAAGACCTGTTTCATTTCAAATTCTGTTTTGAAAGGACCTTTGTATGGATTGCGTTCTAATGTAATAACTTTAGGACAGAATGATTTAACCCATCCTTTGTTAAACTTGATAGTATAGTAGCCTGCACAGTATAAACTCTTGCTGGCATTACTTTTAGTGAATAACGGTAATTTGCGTCTTACATCATACATACTATTGTAAGGTTTTACACTAGTGGGGTATCCGTGACATTCGTTAGGTTCGGCAGTTGTAACTTTAACCTTGGTACTGGTTAGGAAGAAACCTGCTCCAAATTGTTTTGTGAGGTCCTGTTTCTTATTAAACATTACTTCACCGTTGGTACTGGATAGTACAAACTTGTTGTTTTCTTTTTTGTGTAGTGTTGCGACCTTAGTGCCATTCTGCTCTACGATCCAAAACTTACCATCCACAATAGGCTTGGCGTGTATTTCAGTCATATTTTTCTCCTTAATATTATTCTACCCCGAAGGCGTTGGAATAATGTATGTATTTATCTCAATTATCGAGTGGTAATGTGTTCCACTCTTTGATTAAATCGAGAACTTCTTGTTCAGAATTACAAAGAGTTTTTGTGTTGGCCCAATCTTCTTTCTTGTTGCGGCCGCCAATTTCGACCATCCAACCGTTGTCGTAACGATTGATACTAATATTTTCATTTACTTTAACTAATTTGCTCAGTGATGCCATGTAATTCTCCTTGATATTTGGCTTGAAACGGTTCTGCGTATGTCTGAATATTATCAGCAATCTTTTTCATATCCCATGCGTTACAGAATTTAAGCATACGGATACCAACTTGTGTAATGTCTTTTGGACGAGCATTAGCCAATATTGTTTCTTTAATTTTTTCTTTAATATCCGCCGGTTGTGCTGTTAGATCGCACAGTTGTACATTGCGTTGATAATCTTCTAGGACTCTGTGTTCTTCGCCATTGTGGTCAACCCACCTCTGTAACATGAGATTGTTCCACGCATATCCGCGGCTTTTACGATCTTCGAACGCTTCAAGCAAACCAACTTTGTTTTTAGAACCTTTAGTACGCACACCTGGATACGCTGAGAAGACATTATCACTGGTATCACCACGCATGCATTTTTCGAATAGCATCCACTCTGGGTCTTGCGCTGGCTTAGGTTCGCCTGTCTTTTTGTCTTTAACGGGTTTGCCTTTGGCATCAAAGATTCCTTCGTGTGTAATATGTAAGTCACCTACACCGTTGTACTGACTAACATTAGGACCAATTAATTGTGCAAAATCGCCATCTGTACTAATAATGACATGTTTTGCATCTGGATGTGCCTGTATCCAACCTGCAATTAAATCATCGGCTTCAAGATTTGGATGTTGCATCACTGTGGCGTTAGTTTTTTCAATAATGAAATCTTTGAATTGATCAAATGCTTCCCAGAACAATTTGTCTTCATCTTGTTCTTTCTGTGTCATGGCCGCACGAGTTTCTTGCCTATTGGCCTTGTAGGGTTTGTAATAGTCCTTACGCCAGCTACGACCTTCAAGGCAGAATACTACGTGACTGCCACCAAAATCTTGCCAAGCCTTTTTGATACTGTTAAGTGTTATATGAAAAGCCATGCCTAGTTTGATGTCAGCGGAACCTTGTACCACATGACGAGCACGGAAGAAAGTATTTGCAGTATCAACAATAATATGTGTCATTCAACTTCGGCTTTGCCGTTTCCTAATCTGTTTACATTAATATAACCACCAATTGTGCGATTAGGTTGTTGGCCTGCTTCTGCTAGCATGTTGCCTGCCAAATCTCTAAACCACCGATCCACAATCTCTTCATCTGGATCACCATCAAATCCGTATCCAGCTTGTTTTAATTGTACTATAAACAGGTCATTCCAGTCAAGTTCAAAAAACCCATTACGGACATTTTCTTTGTTCACATGGGTATCCAAAACTGCTACATATGGTTCTCCTCGAGCAGTAGCTCGAGTTTTTGGATCCATCTTTGCTTCTTGTTCGGCTGTTTGAGCTTCAGCAGTAGCCGCTACTGCTTTGGCTTCCATTTCTTTGAGAACTTTTAAGTTATCTTCTAACTTATCGATACCAAACCATTTTTTAATTAAATTTTTAATCATTTTTCTTTTCCATGCAATCACAATCTCTGCCTTGCCTGCAATTACCAGTGCAAGCACTAGATGCATTAGTTGTCCACTGTAGCAATAATACTATTAAGATGGTTAATACAATTAGTAATACGGCAATGATTAGCATTTAGGTTCCCCAAGCATTGCGCCAAATATCTACTTGTAATCTTGGACTATAACGGTAACCACGTTTCATTGCAAGTTCAGCTACTTGTTTAGTGTTTAGATTGTAAGTATTTTCTGTTCCGCCTACTGGCATCAAATATGTAGGCCCAGTAAATCCTACGTCTTGATAGGCTTTTACAGCACGATCAACTTCTTCAACATCGTCCTCAGTAGCTACTACAAATTTCAAATAGCAGTGTCCGACGCCTTCATATTCTTTTACAATTTCAGATTGAATAGCACTTGCCCATGTTTCACCACTGCAAGATAATTTAGGACTTATGCTAAATGTAAACATTGAGTGTACTGTGCCTGTGTTATCGAGCCATGTATAAAATTCATCGCTTAGACGTTGAGTGCCATTAGTTTCAAATGTAATATTAGTTAGACCTTTTTTCTGACAAGCCGCAATAATATCTGGATAATTTTTCTGCCAACCTAGCAGTGGCTCTCCGCCTGTAATAACCAAATGTATATCATGTCCATCTTCTTGCATCCAAGCATTATTAGGAATAATACTTTCCATCTTTGCAACAACTTCTTCATTGGTCATCATTGGACTTAGATGCTTAAAACCAGGATGCCACGAAGCATAACTATCGCATCCAGTTTCTGCTAATGGTAAATCCTCGTATGTATTATAGAGATGCACTACTTCTGCGATTTCATCTGGTTCTGTTGTAATTTGTCCTTTAGGCATGGCAAATCCACGGCATTGAAAGTTGCATCCAAATGTACGCAAGAAAACGCTAGGCACTCCTGCATAGCGTCCTTCACCTTGTAGGCTATAAAAAATTTCTGCTATCTTAATTTTACTCATCTTCATCTCTTTCTAAAAATTGACTTACTTGATTTTCTGCGTCTTGGATACTTTCTGCCCACACTTCAAATGTAGCAATACCATTTTTAGCAGATAAATCAAACGGAACTGTACCTTGTGGCAACCAGTTATTGCCTACTTCACGTTTAATCTCAAACTTATTTAGGTCTGTAGTCTTCATACGATAAAATAATTCGTCAAATACTTGCTTGGCGTTTGTCATTTTTTTCTTTCCTAAATTGTTCTACGTCGTCTACAGCACTTAACAATGTTTGGGCATAGTTAAATGCCTGCTGACGATTCATAATTACAGTGGATTCTGTATCAATATAGCCTTTAGTTAGTAATTGCCAAATAGCATGCCAGCGAGTTTTACTCCACCAATTACTTTTTACAGTTGTATAGATAGTAACACTAACTTCGTGATCATCGGCTTCTACCCACATGTGATGATCGTGATCGGACGCACCACACTTGCAAGTAACTCGGTAGACTTTACTGTCTCCCCAGTCGTTTGTTTTCATAATGCCTTCAGCTGGCGTTTGGTACATCATTTTGAAGCATACTCCTGTTGCATTTTAATATTGTCAAAAAACTCTTTCTTTGTACCGTGGTCGTCTTTGAACGCACCTTTGAGTACAGTTGTTTGTGTAAGACTAGAGTGTGCCATAATGCCACGGTTCTCACAACAACCATGTATGGCTTGCACATATACACCTAAGTCTGTGGCTCCTGTGGCTTTTTGTATTTCCCTAGCAATATCGTTACACAACTCTTCCTGGAGAGTGCCGCGACGAGCACACCACTGAGCAATACGAGTGTACTTAGACAAACCAATAAGTTTTTGTGCGGCGATGATGCCAATGTAAGCGACACCAGTAACGGGCTGATGATGATGACTGCACATAGAGCGGAGCTCACTGCGTACCACCAACATACCTTCGTATCTGTCTTCACTGTCGTTTGGAAATGCTGTTGCGTCTGGTGCTGGTTCATATCGTCCACTCATTATTTCGTTAAAGTACATTTTAGCTAGACGTCGTGCTGTACCTTTACTGTTAGGATCGTTTTCTCTATCAATCAACAAACGATCAAGTACCAATTCAAATGCTTCTGTTGCTTCATTGATCAAATGTTCTTTATCACTTTCGTGAAGGTAGTCACTGATATTATCACCTGCCCAAAATCTTTTACCATCACGCTTCATACGAGCACGAATAGCATTAGACAAATAAGTTTCCTCATAACCCTTGTCGCTATGAAGTTCTTCGCCTTGTTGAAAATCTTTGTATACTTTGTCGTACATTATTATTCCTATAACTTATAATACAAGATTATTTAGGTTCTGTCAAGCGAAGGATGGTATTTTTCTTAACTGCGGCATCCAAAACCATCATATCAATACCCTGTTGTTCTGCAGTCTTTAGTAGAGCACTGGTATCTTTAGGAAAACAGGCCCCTCCAAAACCAAACATGCCATCAGGACCTGGAATCTGCATATGACTCTTACCAAAGCGTGGATCCATTGTGACCATGTTGGCAATCGTATTGTAGTCGAATCCCATCTTGGTAGCAAGGTTATACATTTCATTCATAAAGATAACCTTGGTGCTCATAAAGCAGTTAATGGTATATTTGGCCAATGCAGCTTCACCAATCGAACACCATTTAACATTATCACCTAGACTTTGTTGGCTTGTTCGAATAATACGTTCTGCTTCTCGGAGATATAATTTATGTTTACCCCCGATGATACAGAATGTGCCGTTGACATAATCTCGGTTGGCATTGGCTGCAGTAAGGAACTCGGGTGCGTGAACAAGATTTGG